ATGGCGTCTATATACCCCAAAATGGCAGCGTAAGTCATGACTAAGGGCGAACAGGTCATGACACAAGGTCATGCGGTTGAAAGTGGCTCAGATCGGCTCACACAGGTTTTTGAGCCGCCATTAGCTCCGCTTGTAGGCTCTGCAACACCTCGAATTCACACGCCATTGAACGATTTGCCTTCACGCGGCTTCGAATTGATCGATTTCGCTGACACAATCTTCGAAAATGGCTTCATGCCATGGCAGAAATGGCTGGCTGAGCACAGCTTGAAATACAAGCCTGATGGCAGATGGTTGCACCCAATCACAGTCACGACTGTGGCTAGGCAGAATGGCAAAAGTACCTACATGCTTGCCTTGATTGCCATGAAGCTTTTTCACTGGAATGAAAGCTTGCAGGTAGCTTCAGCTCACAGATTGGTGACATCGCTGGAGCAATTTCGGTCTCTCGTGGGCATTATTGAAGCCAATGATGATCTTGCAAAGCGTGTTAAGCGTATCCGCTGGCAACATGGAGCTGAAGAAATCGAGACATTGGATGGCTGCCGCTTTGTGATCAAGGCTGGCGGATCGGCGGCTCGCGGATTAAGTAAACCCGAAAGCGTTCATTTGGATGAATTACGCGAGATGCGAGACATCGAAAGCTTTGCATCACTTCGATATACCTTGATGGCTGCAAAGAATCCCATGGTCAGTGCCTTCACAAATGCTGGCGATATTCATTCGGTGGTGCTGAATTCTCTACGCGAAAGAGGCATCGCGGCAGCGGCAGGTGCAGCTGATGACATTGGATATTTTGAATGGTCAGCGGCGACCGATGACATCAGCGATCCTGAGAATTGGAGAGCTGCAAATCCAGCAATGGGTCACACCATCAATGTGGACAACATCAAAGCTGTTCTCAATGATCCGCCTGATGTTGTGATGACCGAGGTGCTTTGCCGCTGGGTCACATCGATCAACAGCTGTGTGGATTCTGCCAAATGGCAAGCTTGTGCCGATGACACTGTGGAGCTTGATCCTGAAAAACTCACATGGCTGGCGATTGATATTTCACCCGATCGAAAACACGCTGCATTGGTGGGAGCTCAAAAGCGTGGCGATGATGAAGGCTTCAATGTGAAGCTGTTGCACACATGGACAAATGATCTTCAGCTTGATGACAAAGCGATCGCAAATGATGCGGCTCACTATTGCCGAAAGTACGCGATGGAATATCTCTTGTTCAGCCGCCGCACATCGGGAGCTGTTGCAGCTCGAATGCAGCCAGCTGGAATCCCGATATTTGATATGGATTCGTCATATCCACAAGCTTGTGATGAAATGCTGGGAGCTATCAATTCAGGGCGGCTTCATCACAAGCCGAACAATGAGCTGACAACCCAAATGCTCTCAGCTGTGCAATTGCGGCGTGGAGATGGTGGCTGGGTCATCGGTCGCAGAGCTTCACAAGCTGCTGTCTGTGCAGCTGTAGCAACAGCTCTTGTCACACACTTTGCGACACGCCAAGAGACGGAAATTGATATTTTGGTGGGCTAGGTGTAACGCCTGAGAAAATTCAGGCATGGGATTTCGTGATCTATTTGTGCCAGCTGTGAATACAGCCGCGCCTGTGCAAACGACCGATGTTGCTGCATCGCTTGCGCCTGTCAATACCACTGATTCATTGAATTCATATTGGGTTGCAGCTGGTCAAATAGCTACACGCGAAGAAGCAATGAGCATTCCAACAGTTGCTCGCGGTCGCAATATCATTTGTTCATCGATCGCATCGATCGGCATTGAAGTGTGGGATCGCGACACTGGCATGGAAATTGAAGATGTGCCACGCATATTCCGCACACCTGATCCTCGCATCAATGGTGCGGCAACCTATGTGTGGACAGCTGAAGATTTGCTGTTTCATGGGTATGCGTATTGGCAGGTCATGGAGCTTTACAAAGACACCATGCGAATTCGAAGTGTGCAGCGCATTGCGCCAACACGAGTCACAATCAACACAAATTCACTAGGCACTGAGATTGTCTCGTACATGGTGGATGGAATGTATGTGCCAAATAGCGGCGTTGGATCGCTTGTCGTGTTTTATGGAAACGATGAAGGACTTCTCAATCGCGCGGGGCGAACAATTCGAACAGGCGCAGAATTAGAGAAGGCGGCTGCAAATTATGCTCGCGAGCCAATTCCGTCAATGGTTCTCTCATCAAATGGCACAACATTGCCAGCTGATCGCATCAGAGCTTTGCTCGATGCATGGGGAGCTTCTCGCCGTAATCGCAGCACAGCATTTCTAAATGCCGATGTGAAAATGGAAACAATCGGTTTCGATCCTGAAAAATTGCAGCTGGCTTCAGCGAGAAGTTACATCGCGACAGAATTAGCCAGGGCGATTGGCATCCCAGCATTTTTTGTTGATGCTGAAACTGGATCATCAATGACATATTCAAACAGCGAAACAACAAGAAAATCATTGCTGGACTTTTCTTTGCGACCAATGATGACAGCAATTGAAGAAAGAATGTCAATGCCTGATTTCTTGCCTTCATCACAAATTGCAAAATTTGATTTGGATTCTTACCTACGCGGAAGCGCAATGGAAAGAGCCAATGTGTACAAGATTCTCAGCGGCATTGTTGATGCTGAAGGGAATGCAGCAATTACCATCGATGAAATTAGACGAGCAGAGGAAATGATTTCATGAAGATAAGCACACCATTCAAGATCAGTGCAGCCGATACAAATTCGCGAACAATTGCAGGTCGCATTTTGGAATTTGGCGTTGCTGCGAATGCATCCACCGGCAAAGTCATGTTCGAAATTGGATCAGTTGAGCCAGCTACAGTGAAGCTCAATTTGGAGCATCAATCAGATCGCCCGATCGGTCGCGCCATCGATGTTTCACTTTCAGATGACAAGACAACAATGGATGGAATTTTCAAGATTGCCAATACAACAGCTGGTTCAGACAGCTTGGTCGAAGCACAGGATGGATTGCGTGACGGCTTTTCTGTTGAAGTTGATGCCGAAGAATACACATGGGCTGAAGATGGCACATTGGTGATTTCAAAAGGTACTTTGACAGGCGTTGCTTTAACACACAACCCAGCTTTCAAAAATGCTCGTGTCGATTCCGTAGCTGCAACAGAGGGCGAAGAAGTCGCCGAAGAAGTTTCTGAATCCGATGTGGATGCAGAAAACCCAACAACACAAGAAGGAGACGAAGTGGAAAACGCCGTCACAAACGCGGAAGCCGTAGAGTCGGTGGAAGCTACTCAGTCAATCAAGGCAGCTGCACCTGTAGTGGGTGGCTCATTTACAAAGCCACGCCTAGAGTTCACAGCCGCAAAGTATGTAGAAAACACAATTCGCGCAGCAATGGGCGATGAAGATGCTCGTCAGTATGTTCGCGCAGCTGACAACACAACCGACAATGCTGGTCTCGTACCAACACGCCAGCTTTCAGAGGTTGTCAATGGTCTTTCAACAATGATCCGTCCATCAATCGATGCAATCTCTCGTGGTGCATTGCCCGATGCTGGAATGACTTTCGAAATTCCAAAGATCACAGTTGCACCAACAGTCGCTGTCACAGCTGAAGAAGGCACACCATCAGAGACAGACCAAAATTCTGCCTTCATCACAGTGGATGTCAAGACCTTCAGTGGGCAACAGACATTCTCGACACAAATTCTCGACCGCAGCTCGCCAGCATTCTTTGAGGAGCTTGTACGAAATATGGCAGCAGCTAAGGCAAAGGCAGAAAATGCATTTGTTTCAGCAGCTCTCGTTGCAGCTGCAACAGCTGACGGCACAACCACAACAACATATCCAACAGCTTCAGAGCTTCTTGGTGTTGTAGCTCGTGGAGCTGCATCAGTTTATGGTGCAACAGCTGGTCTCCCAAATGGTTTCGCAAAGAACATCATCATGGGAACAGGTCAGTGGTCAAATGTGATGACACTGAATGATTCAGGTCGCCCAATTTACACAGCTCAGCAACCAATGAACGCTGGCGGCGTAGCTCGCCCAGATTCATTGCGTGGCAATGTTGCAGGTCTTGATCTGTATGTCGATCCATCACTAGCTGCAACAGATGCAGATGGCACAATCTTGATTGTGAACCCAGATGCTTACACATGGTACGAAGGAAATACATACCGCCTTCGCGCAGATGTAGTTGCTTCAGGTCAGATCACCATCGGTTATTACGGATACGGAGCACTAGCGACAAAGATTGCCGCTGGAGCTTTCAAGAACAACAAGGCTTAATCGCCACAAACTAATCATCGGACGGGTTCTCCCGATCTCGTCCGAGCAGAATACAAAGGAGAAGTGCTCATGCCAGCGATCGTCACAGCTGCACAGTTGCGAACAGTGCTCGGTGTGAGCACTTCTCTTTATTCTGATGCTTATCTTGATGAAATTATCAACACAGCTGAAAGCGTGATTTTGCCATTGCTCGTTGCAAATCAGGTTGCTGTGGTTGATTACAAGCTCGAATCAAATGTTGCTTACTATTACACCCAACGAGCACACCATTTTGTTGCAGGTCAGTCTGTTGTTGTAGCTGGTCTCCCAGCTCCATTTTCTGCCACTGTAACTGTTGCCGCCGATAAGATCACGCCATATTCATTCACAGCTGCCATCACAAATGCCGATGTCACATTGCGAACATCAATCCCAGCTGGCACAGCAACACTTTCAGGATATTCAGCTGCAACACTTTATGCAGACAATGATGCAATCGAATCAGCTGTCTTGGTGGTCAGCGTTGAAGTATTTCAATCTCGCATCGCAGCTGGTGGACAAATCGAAGGTGTCGATTTTGCTTCAACACCCTACCGCATGGGCAAAAATCTCGCGGCTCGTGTCAGCTCATTGCTTTCAGCTTATCTTGATGTCGAATCGATTTGTCAATGACAGCGAGCACAATCGGCGGCTCTGTCCGAACACCATTGGCGAATGCATTTTCTGCATTGGCGGCTTCGATATATAGCTCTGTGCCTGAAACTGTAATCAGTCCAGCAATTGTGTTGATTCCAGATTCACCATATCTTGAACCAAATTTGATCAATCAAAGCACAACAAAGGTGCAGGTCAATTTGCTTGTGACAGCGATTGTCAATTACAACAGCAACGCTGGTTCGCTGGATAACCTCGAACAGCTTGTGATCAGCATTCTCGGTGCGATGCCATCGGGATACATTGTGGGAGCTGTCCAGCGACCAACAGTGGTTCAGATCGGTGCAGGTTCATTTCTTGCTGCCGATATTTCAGTATCAACTCAATATACACAAACCAATTAAGGAGTAACAGTGCCAACGACAATCATCACGGGTCGCGATCTCACTTTGACGATTGCGTCCACGAATTACGATGCTCAAGCAACATCCGCGACCCTAAGCAACTCACCAACGATTGAGACATATCAAACCCTAGATGGCAAGGCATACAAGCACATCGATGATCAGTGGTCATTCGCTGTTGAAATGCTTGCTGACTGGGGAGCTTCAGGTTCACTGTGCGAAGCACTATGGACGGCAACAGAATCTGCACCAAACACAACATTGGCTGTCTCATTGACAGCTGTTTCAGGCGCGGTTTTCGCATTCAATGTGATGCCTGAATTTCCAACTGTGGGCGGCACAGCACCTGATGCTCAAACTGTCAGCTTGACATTCACAGTCGTTGGAACACCAACAGAGACATTCAGCTAAACCAACAGAATCGGGAGACAAAATGAAGCTACCAATCACAATTGAATTTAACTCAGGGGAGTCTGCAACATTTGTTGCAGCTCCGCCTGAGTGGATCAAATGGGAGAAATCAACTGGCAACATCGTCAGTCAAGCACAAGACAAAATTGGTCTGTCAGATTTGGTCTTTCTTGCTTATCACGCCATGAAGCGTGAAGCCGCTGGAAAGCCTGTCAAGCCAATTGAAATATGGACTGAAAGCATCGCTGAAGTAATTGTCGGTGATGCAAGCCCAAAAGCTATCCAGTCGGAAGCCTAAGCCGTATTGTGTGGGAGCTATCTTTGAGCACAGGGATAGCTCCACACCAATTTGAAACAGCTGAGGATATTTTGACTGTTATTGAATTATTGGAAAGGCGCAAAAATGGCAGCAAATAAGGCAGCCTCTGAAGGCATTGCCTATGACAAAGCTGAGCTTCGCGCCATCGTCAAATCATTCAAAGCCATGGATGATGAAGCTGTGAAAAAAGCCAAATCTGTGTCAAATGATTTGGCAACTTATGTGCAAGGCAAGATTCAAGGCGCAGCTGAGAAAAGCAAAAATTTGCTGGATGACAGAATTGCCAGCGGTTCAAAAGTTTCAAAGTCATCAAAGGTTGGCGAAATATCTTTTGGCTTTGCTTCACAAAAGCTTTCAGGTGGCGGCACAACTCAACAGCTTTGGGGCGGTGCTGAATTCGGATCGAACAAATATAAGCAATTCCCAATTTGGTCAGGTCAATATGGTCGCGGCTCTCGCGGTTGGTTCATATATCCAACATTGCGAGCCGAACAGCCTGAAATCCTGAAAAGGTGGGAGAATGGCTTCTCTGAGATTGTGAAGGAGTGGTGATGGCTGGCACTGGAAGTCGTACCCTAAAGCTCTCGATTCTTGCCGATGTAGCTGATCTCAACAAAAATCTCACATCAGCCAGCAAGGATGTCGATTCATTTGGCGACAAGGTCGGAAAGGTTGGCGCAGCTGTTGGAGCTGCATTTGTAGCCGCCGCAGCCGCAGCTGGCGCATACGCGGTCAAAATCGGCGTGGATGCTGTCAATGCTGCAATCGCGGATGAAAAGGCTCAGACACAGCTTGCAACGGCTATCAAGGCAGCCACAGGGGCAACCGATGCCCAAATTGCATCCATTGAGAAGCAAATCCTGAAAACATCGCTTGCAACAGGTGTTGCTGATGATCAGCTTCGCCCAGCTTTGTCACGCTTGGTGCTTTCAACCAATGACACCAAAGCTGCAACAGATTTGCTCAACCTTGCATTGGACACAAGCGCGGCAACAGGCAAGCCGCTGGAAACTGTCACAAATGCTTTGGCAAAGGCTTATGACGGCAACACAACAGCTTTGGCAAAGCTTGGAGTCGGATACAGCGCAGCTGAGCTCAAAGGTAAAGATTTCAACACAATCGCTGGCGAGCTTTCAGATTTATTTGGCGGCGCAGCTGCAACCAACGCTGGCACATATGAAGGACAGATTGCAAAAATCAAGGTTGCCTTCGATGAAGCTAAAGAATCTCTTGGTGTGGCATTGCTGCCAATTGTTGAAAAATTCATCGGTTTTCTTAGCGAGACAGCTTTGCCTGTTGTCAATAAATTGGTCGATGCTTTTGGCAACAAAGAAAATGGGCTCAATAGTTACATCACCACAGTGGGCAACACAATCAAAACAGTTTTTCAGCCAATTCTCGAAGGCGCAAAAAGTGCATTTGATTCAATCAAAACAGCGATTGATAACAACAAAGAAGCTTTTCTTGCATTTGGTCAATTGATTTCAACCTATGTTGCACCTGTTATCGGCACAGTGTTGGGTGCAGCTTTGAAGGTTGTTGGCACAATCGCCGGTGGTGTGATTGATGTTGTGGGCAAGGTTGCAGGTGCAATTGTTGCTGTGGTCAATGGAGCAATCTCAGCTGTGAATGCATTGATTTCTGCTTACAATTCCATCCCAATTTTGCCCAATGTGCCAACAATTCCAAAAGTCTCAGCACCAACAATCACGATTCCAAAGGTGGGAACAACAAGCACAACATCAACAACTTTGCCATCAATCACTGTGCCTTCAGCTACTGGCGGCACAGCAACAGGCGGTGGCGGTGGAGTTAAATCAGCAACATCATCAGCTGCATCAGCGGCAGCGGCAACATCAAATGTGGTCACAGGTTCATTTGGGGCTGGATCATTCAGAGCAGCTGAAGCGGCTTCAATGGTCACAAATAACATCACAGTGGTTGGAGCTTTGGACAAAGAAGGCACAGCGCGAACAATCGTTGAAACATTGAACAATTCCACATATCGTGGCGGTGGCGGTGGAGCTGGAGCACTAATCGCATGACACAGTGGCAGCCAATTTGGCGTGTGAAGATCGATGGCACTGACTACACCAACGCGATTCTTTCAAATCTGACCATCAAAAGCGGTCGGACAAATATCTATGAACAAGCGGCGGCAGGATATGTCAATATCCAGCTGATTGATGTTGATCAGATTTCAATCCCAGTTTCAATCAATAGCTCCATTTCTGTTGAGCTTAAAGATACTTCAGCAACATTTGTGCCGATCTTTGGCGGCAATGTGGTTGATGTGGCAATTGAAGTCAGGGATGTTGGCTCGGTTATGTTTTCGCAGACATATAACATCATCGCTTTGGGAGCTTTGGCGCGATTGCCAAAAGCTTTGACCAATGGTGTGCTTTCAAAAGATTTTGATGGCAATCAGATATACACAATTCTCGCCGCTGTGCTTTTTGATGCATGGAATGAAGTGCCAGCATCAACAACATGGGCAAGTTATGATCCGACAACAACATGGGCAAATGCTGAGAATTCAGGGCTCGGAGAAATCGATCGCCCAGGTGATTATGAGCTTGCTGTCAGAGCTTCAAGTCGGACAGATGTTTATTCTTTGGTTTCAGCTTTGGCAACATCAGGGCTCGGTTATATATACGAGGATGCACAAGGTCGCATCGGCTATGCAGACAGCACACATCGAACAAGCTATCTTGCAGCAAATGGATATGTTGATCTCGATGCCAATCATGCTCGCGCAGCTGGGCTTCGCATTGAAACAAGAGCTGGCGATATTCGAAACAATTTGACCATCAAATATGGATCGACTTCTTCAGCTGAAGTCAGTGCCAGCGATGCAGCTTCGATTGCTTCATATGGTCAGCTCTCACAGATCATCAACACCACATTGCACAATTCAGCCGATGCCACATCACAGGCAAATTTCTATTTATCACTCAGAGCCAATCCATTTCCAATTTTCAGCTCGATCACTTATGACCTGACAAATCCTGAGCTGGACAATTCAGATCGAAACAGCTTGATCAATGTTTTCATGGGAATGCCTGTGGCGTTGGTTAATCTGCCATTGAACATGAATAGCGGCACATTTCAGGGCTTTGTTGAAGGTTGGTCATTTCAGGCAAGCTATAACCAACTCAGCATCACCATGAATCTTTCACCACTAGCTTTCAGCCTTCAGGCGATGAGCTGGGATGATGTACCAATAACAGAAACATGGACAAGCGTGTCGCCAACGCTTGACTGGCAATCTGCAACAATTGTTGCCTAACGAAAGGAAACTCAAATTAGCAACCCAACCTCGAACTTCAACTGGCAAATGCCGCAAAATTCTGATTTGGTCACAGACCTTCCAGCTGATTTTGAGGTATTTGGTCAGGCGGTAGATACAACATTCGCTGATTTAAAAGGCGGCACAACAGGTCAAGTGCTGGCAAAAGCATCAAACACTGACATGGACTTCACATGGACAGCTGATGCTTCAGGAATCCCAGCAACAATCTTTGATGCCAAAGGCGATTTAATTGCAGCAAGCGCAGCTGACACGGCGGCTCGATTAGCTGTTGGCACAAATGGTCAAGTTTTGACAGCTGACTCAACAGCTTCAACAGGCTTGGCATGGAGCACATTGTCAGCTGGCGGATATACATTGATCTCAACAACAGCGATGACATCAGGAACAAGCATCACTCTGAGCTCAATTCCATCAACATACAAGCATTTGTATCTGACATATACTGGAATGTATAACAGTGCTGGCACTGACATGGCGGTCAGATTTAATTCAGATACAGGTTCAAATTACAGCGTGTGGGATTTTGGATATTACGGAGCAAGCACATTCGGTACAGGCGGCGGTGGCGGCTTGAACAGAATTGTTTTCAGTGATGCTTTTACAACTGACACATCAGTTCGATCAATGGGATCGCTTTTTGTTTCAAATTACACAAGCACAAATACGAGAGCAAAACTGATCAATGGAATGTACACAGTTTATAACGGAAGCCAAAGACAAAGAGTGTCTCAAGGCTATTATGGAAGCTCATCAGCAATTTCATCAATAACAGTAACAACAACTGGTGGCACAGCAACATTCACAGACGGCGAATTGAAACTTTATGGGGTGGCGTAATGATTATTGAGCACAATGTTGAAACAGGCGAAATCACTCAAAGAGAGTTAACGCCTGAAGAAATTGAACAAATTGAAATTGATGCAGCAATCGTGGCTGAAGAGCAAGCTGCAAAAGCAGCAAAAGCTGCCAGCCGTCAGGCTGTTTTGGATAAATTAGGGCTGACAGCTGAAGAAGCTGCAGCATTGTTCGCATGACAT